GTACGGTTCACCTTAACAGATTTACGGAATTAGGTCGACCACTTACCCAAGTTACGCCTTAAATTTGGCTCAATTAGGGGCGCTTTGCATTTCAAATCTTTGTGCAACAAAGCCATAGAGAGTCATCAATATATTATAGAAACTTTCGAAAAATTAAAAAAAGAAGGGTTTATTGATCAGTCTGATGAAAATAAAGATCCTATTCAGGAAGTGCGAGTTAAACTGGCTAAACTTGAATATGATCATGATAAATTATATAGATTGTGGCATAAATTCCGTATTTTTAGCTTACCTTATGATTTATCTCAAAAGGAAGATATTGAAACAGTTTATAAAGATTTAGTTGATCGTATTCAAAGCAAGAAAAGGAAAAATGATGCTGCTTATAGTGTTCTAGAATCGTTAGATACTTTACGACCAAACGCTATCTTTGAATATTTTATGTCATATGAGTTAGATACTTTCAAAAATGAATATTAGTAATTCAGAAGGTTTATTTGTTGTGATATTTTTTATACTAAGTGGTTCATTACTTACAAACAGAGTTTATTAATAATCTTTCATTTTTTGTGAGTTATTATAAAAAGAGCTTTGTTTTATGAAAGCTCTTTTTTAGAAAACTATTTATGCAACATACGTGCTTTATCACGCTGCCAATCACGGTCTTTTTCCGTAGCGCGTTTGTCATGTAATTGCTTACCTTTGACCAACGCAATTTCGAGCTTAACCAAGTGACCTTTCCAATAGCAAGCTAAAGGAACACATGAATAACCTTTTTGGTTCACAGCACCTAGTAACTTTTCTAGTTCACGACGAGATAATAATAACTTTCGTGTACGTGTCGATTCAGGTACGACATGGGTTGATGCAGACAATAAAGGCTGAATCTGTGAACCAAATAAAAAGGCTTCACCATTTTTAAAAATGACATAACTTTCAGACAAGGTCATACGTCCAGCACGTAAGGATTTTACTTCCCAACCCTGAAGTGACATGCCTGCTTCAAATTTTTCTTCGATAAAGTAATCGTGACGCGCTCTTTTATTCTGAGCAATCGTGCCACCATTATGTTTTTTTACAACAATCTTGTTCATCTTAACCTATTGAAATTGATTAACTAATTTATAAGAGGTTATCTTGTTACCCGTTTAGTTACCCGTTTTGAAAGGTACTCGACAAAAGAAAGCCTGCGGTTAGCAGGCTATCATATCAGAATTTTCTTTGTGTTTTTCGACAACTTTCTTAACGCTAGACTCATGCCAATAAACTTCTTTATCGCTAACTCTAATAGGCTGGGGAATTTCACCCTTTTTAATCATGCGATAAAATTTGGTTCTACCTATCGACATTAACTGCATAAACTCAGTTGCTCTGATTCTACGATCAATTTGCATATTCACCCCTCCGCATCCGCTTTTGGTTCTTCGAAAAAGCGTTTAGCCTCTTCAAAATCTGATGTCTTTAGAATTGGATAACCTTTTTTATGGCAATCAACTATCTCACCAAATTTAAAAACACGTTCTGCCATTTCTAAACTGTCACACCAGTACATGGCTTCGTTAAACCAAGATTCTGTATAGAACATATCTTTGGCGTGATCTTCTGCAGTACCTTCCCAAACTTGTACCTCAAAGCAATCATCGAAAATCTCTAAGGCAAATTCATTACCTTCCCTCTCATTCATGCTTTTGTAGCGAGCAACTGCCTTCTCTGCTAATTCTTTGTATGCAGCAGGGCATTGCTCAAACGGGCTATCACATTCAGGTCGGATAGCTACACACCATAATTCTGAATTACTCATTTCCGCCCCTTGCTGCTTCTTCAATCGCAACTCTAATCATGTTTTTGTAGATAAATTCATTACGTGAGTTATGGCTCATGTCTTGAATTTCCTCATCAAAACTCCATGTCGCATCGATCATTTTTGGAGTTGGCTCTTTCGGTACCGAAACAAAACCATCGGGAACGGCTTGGGCTTTGGCTGCTTGCCAAAATTCCCATAATTGTCTAGCTTGGGCTTTCATCCACCAAACTTCATTTTTATCATTAATGGTGTGTGAGAATGGGTTGGAATTTTCATAACTAACAGCCCAACGCTCTACAATGTAAGACTTTTTTGCTTCATTGATAAAGTGATCAATTTCAGTAATTAAAGCCTCTCTCTCAATATCTTTAGTCATTTACGCCACCTTTTCCTTTTTCCAAGCAAAATCAGGCATATCTACGATCCATAAATGGCGCATATTTGCCACATTCACAATGTCTCTATCTGGAGGATAAATCTCTACTGCACACTTATCTGCATAACCCAGAAGTCTTTTAATATGCATAAGCTGATCCCAAGTAATCCCATCAGCCCAATCGTTACCTTTCCGCTTAACTTTGTTTACAGTCAATCTTGTTGGCTCATTATTAAGATTAAATATCTGAACCAAAAACTCTGAACTTTTATAAACTTCATTAGGTGCATTAGGTCTCTGTGCTTGCTCTGCTGTAAGTTTTATTTTCTTAAACATCACGCCACCTTCAAACTTTCTAAAAATTCTGCTGCCAAGTCATGCATTAATAAGTTGCCTGACCCTGATACATACCAAATACCCAAAACACCGTTGTGTCTAAATCTTAAAATCTCGTTCTGTTCAGTTTTGCTGTAGACATCAGCACCCATATCTACAAGCCAGTTTGAAAATTCTTCAAGCTTAGAAGTTTGAAGCGCAATGCGATTCTTATAACTTCTTGTACTTCCATATCTTCTTCGAAGAATTTGCCAGTCATTTAGAGGGATATTTTTCACCATGTCACACCCACCATTACTGCCAACACAGTCAATATGAGAAATCCAAGTTTGAGTTCGATCATGCTGCGACCCTCAATGAAGCCTTTGCTTCTTCAATAGTTCTATTGAATGCACGAACATCACGCTCTAAACCCTCAATATTTAGGTCTTTAGCAAAAATACGAATAATGATGATCTGCAATTCAGGATCTAATCGTGGGTCATAGCTCACAAAGTCACACCATTCACGACGAGTACAAGCCAGTTGAGAAGTGATCTGAGGTATGTGTTCTTCAGGTACTTCTTTAGTGAGTAGTGTATTTAAATGAGTTGTAGTGTCAGGACATTTCACTTCGATCTGCCCATTTTCACCGACTAAGCCATCAGGAGAAGCACCAAACATTTCAATGAAAGGGTGGTCGATTAAACCTGTGCCATTAACAAAGAAACCTGTCTCATTTTCGTATGCTGCGATTGCATGTGGTTCGTTATCGATTCCCCATTGCATATAAAAATTTGTTGGCGTTTCTTTCTGAACGCCAGTAAGGCGCTCAGCTAGAATTGTTAATCCCAATGCATTTAAAGCTTTGCCCTTACTGGGCTTTGCATTTAAATCTTTAACTCGGCTTGCTGTGACTTTGCCACAGCGTTCCGCATACCAATCATCACTACGCTGGAGAATGTTCATAGGTTTCTCCTTGTGGTTGATCAGCTCGTTGAGCAGCTTCTTTTAAAGAAACACTATGAATTGACCAGAAGTATTTTTTGCATTCGCCTTTAGGTAATTCAACATATCCAGTCTGCAAAGCTTCTGAGCCTTCCATAGCTAATGCACGCATATTGTTTAAGTGTTGATCTTCAAATTCTTGATAACCTTCAGGGATATTAGGTGTTACATCCTTAACAGGTTGACCGCTTTCAGCAATTCGTTCTGCTTCGTCTTGGTCGTGAATGCCGACGAAGCCGAAAGCCAAACGAGCACATTGAATTGTTGCTTTGTGACGCAAGAAGCGTGAAGGGTGACTTTGCCATGGACCTTCTACCACATAACCTGTTTTTGATTTGAATGGTGCGCGATAACATTCGGATAGATACTCACGAACTACTGTTGGATGTGTACGATCTTTGCGATAGATAACGCACTCAACCCATTCAGGTGCGTCAACTTTTGCACCATCCATGCGAACCATATTTTCTGAAAACTTAAACTCCATTCCATCAAAGTTAGAGTTTCCATTAATGATGCGTGACCATCCATCTACACCAACAACAGGGATAATCCCTTTATTTTTATCAGGGAAAGCATAAATTTCTTTAGTCCATGGGTTTAGCTTGTACTGACCTGCAACAATTAGTAGTGAAGCCATTTGTGCATCCGTAGCTTGTGTTTCAGTACGGAATGCAGTTTGAATCAGTGTTTCTTTCAACTCTTGAGGATTAACATTTGCCAATCCCAAAGTTTCAGCAACGTGTGTAATCTGAGTTGTGATTAAAGTGTTTTGTACTGGTGCATTCATTTTTTAATCCTCAGTATTTGATTGAAACGTTAGGAATTTGGTTGCGAGCAATTGCAGTGATGATTGCTTTGATTTGATATTCTTCAAGACCAACACATAGATCGATCAAAGCTTTTGATGCTGCTTGATTGATAGAGCGCATATGTTCAACATTGGCTAAACGCGCTTCTTCTGCTTTACGTTCAGCTGCTTCTTTGGCTGCTTGTAGACGCTCAATACGTTGACGCTCTATTAATGCAGCTTGTTGTGCACGTAATTCAGCTTCTTCTTTTTCAGCAATTAAGCGAGCTTCACGTTCAGCAGCTTCACGTTTTTCTCGCTCTGCTTTTTCCTCTGCTTCTTGCTTTTCACGTTCAACTCGACGTTGTTCAGCTAATGCTTTTGCTTCAGCTTCAATACGTGCTTTATCAGCAGCTTCTTTAGCGATACGCTCATCACGTTCACGTTGTTCACGCTCTAGTTGTTCTTTGCGTAGACGCTCTAATTCAGCTTGTTCGGCTTCATATTTTTCACGAGCAACAAGGGCAGTGCGTAACTTTTCAAGAGTCTCAAACTTTGCAAGTTTTGCTTCTTGTTCGAATTCTTCAAAAGAGGAATCGATGCAAACATTTTCTAAGTCATTAATAGCGACTTTGATATTTTCGCTTGTCCACTCAGTAGGGTGGTTTTGCAAAAGATCAGCAGGCATCTTGATACCAATGATTGCGTCTTGATGTTTCTTAACACGATCTTCTTCTGCATTTTCCCACGCATCACGCGGTGCCAAAATCTCATCACGTAAAGCATCGAACTTTTTAACAATGGCAATACGGTCGTCATCAATTAATTTAATCTGAGCTTTTTGCTCTGCAACCAATTCTTTACCGCATTTCTCGATCAATGTTTTTGATTTACTTACTTTCATAGCAAGTGAACCAATCGCATCACGACCTTTTTTAGTTGTCACATCTGGAACGTGTGAGCGAACTTCTTGAGCAATATGTTCAAACAATTCATCTGTGCCACCGCGTTTAGCAAAAGCAGCAACAATCACGTTTTGATCTAAAACTTGTAATTCATTAACTTGAGCATTCATCTCTATTCTCCTACATGACTATGTAGCTATAACAAGCAGTGCATTGACCATCTTTTGTAACTTGCATCAAATCTTTACAGCAGAAGCAGTACTCAAATTTGACTGAGTTTTTCTTCTTCTTTTTCTTTTTAGGTTTGACTGTTGGGGTTGTATTCATCTCTATTCTCCGAGCAAATATCTGCACAATTTCCTTACTTTTTGGATAAATTGCGCAGATTTGTTCTCATTAGGCTGTTAATTCGGCTTTGATTTGATTAAGTCGGCTTAGCGTTTCAGTTAAATAAGCCGTTCTAGTTTTTGTTGAATATTGGTCGCTTATGCTTAATCCAATGCTTTCTGACCCACGCCCTACATAATTAAAATTAATCATGTTTCCGCTCTGAGTTACGATCGTGTCAGATTTATTTGAAAGACTAAGCAATTCACTTACAGCATCTTTAATGCGGTGGCTTAAGCGCGTGATTTCGATGAGTTCAGGATGAGCGTTCATCTCACACACTCCACACAGCAGGGCAGATCACAGCGTAAAGCACGTATAGAGCTGCAAATAAACCGATAAACACAAAGAACATTGCAAGAGCAAATTCTTTCCAAGGGTCATTCATGGCTGTGCTCCTAGTCCGTGTATGCAATGAATGAAAATCGATTTTCAGTAACCCACTCAAAGCGACCACCAAATGTCCCATCAACTTCTTTTTTAAGTTGATCTATAGACATTCCTCGAGGGAAAGCGCCTATCTTTTTCATAGAACTGTTCGAATGACTTTCTGTTCTGAATGCAACTTTCTCAAACTCGAATGAGTGGTCATTTAACTGATCAAGAAATTCCTTTTCACGTTGCTTCATTTGCAAATACCAATCACTTGGTGGCAAAGGTGTACTTTGCTCTTGAACGTTTTCATCTCGTGACGCCCAATCACATTCGTTGCACTGAACTTCACAATGGCAGTAACCACAAGGAGCACTAATGTGACAGCTACAACATTCCATATCTGTGTCTTTAACAATAGTTCCCTCACAGCCATTACGACCACAAATATCCTCTTCACAACAACCGTGTTCTTCATGTGTAGTATTCATTCTTCTTCTCCACGGAGCGCTTAAATGCGCTCTCTTAGTTCTTGTTCGATAATGTCTTTGATCTCTACAACGTCGAGACGATCAACGTATGCTTGGATTTCGCCATCTTCTGAATAGACGCGAATGTCTTTGATTTCTTTTACTTCAACATCAAGCCAGTTATGACCAACACCGTTGCCATCTTTATAAACGTCAGCAACGTATTGCACTTCAATTGCATATTCTTCATTTGCAGTTAAGAGTGTTGCTTGTTCAGTTTTGACATTGATTTCGTCAAGCTTGAAAGGTGCCATGATTGTGACTGGTTCAGGCTTAGCAGGTTGAAACGCATAAGCAGCAGTTAATGCACTTACTACACCTGCAAAGCCGATTGATTTGACTACATTTGCTTTTATGTTCATACTCATCTCACTCTTAGAGTAAAAGTCCCGCGTCGCCAAACTGTCGGGGCTTTTTTTTTGGTTGGTGAGATAATATTAGGCATTCCTAATAAATTAATCAATAGGTATTCCTAATATTTTTTTATTTTAATTTTGATGAACAATAAAAAACCCGCCTAGAGCGGGTTTATGAAGAAATTAAATTATTTGGAGCAATCTATTTTTATTGACCACCTTTTTGAATTGGGATCAAATTCTGGACTTAATGCAGCAATAATATGACCTATAGCTTCAGGTTCACATGGATTATTTGTATTAGTTTTATCTATAAACCCCCAATACACTAGATTGCCCTTAGAGAGTTTGTCAGCATACTTATCACTAAAACCACTAACCAAAACAGTTCTACTTGTGTCAGCCAGTTGAACTAAAAAATGATAAGTTCCATTATTTAAAAGAGTTTTTTCTTGTATTAACCCTATACTCATTTGATTAGGTTCAAAAATTGCCTGAAAATTACTTGAAGCAAACTTAAATGCATCCAAATTATTGGAAAAATGAAGTGTTTTCATTGGAGGGATATATTTAGTTTTTTTACGTTCTTCACCATCTTTTGAACCACTAACAACCCATATTCTTATATTGTTCAGTATGTTATATCCAAAAGTTAAAAGCAAACCTAGTGGAATAAAATATAAATACAAGTGAAATATAAAAGAATGCCTACTATCAGGAAAGTAATATGGATCGAAAATTTCCAAAAAGTCTAAATTTCTTTTCATTGCCCAAAAAAACAAAGAAATCAAGCCTATATTTAATAATATAAAACCAGCTCTTTGAGCTGGGGTTTTAGTGAAATGTCGCCAAACTTTAGTCATTATTTTCTCAATATTTGTAATCACGCATATGGCGAACCATAACGCCTATTATAGAAATTGAATGGTCTTTAGATGAAATTACTGGAAAATCAGGATTTAATGGAACTAATTCAAATTCCTCTCTACCATACTCATCATACCCAGTTACTCTATATTTTTTGAATGTAGCTTCATTATCACCATTTTGAGCCACCACAAAGCTACCTGGTTTAGGTGAAAGAGCACCATCCACAATAATTTTGTCATTTGGCATAAATTCAGGAGACATACTAAGTCCCTCTAAAACTAGTCCAAAAATTAAAGTAGGGTCTGAACCAATATAATCAGTATATGAATAACTTAGAGGAATTAATCCATCATATGCGACGCTGTTAAACAGCCCAGCTTGTACATGATCCAATATAGGTATTTTCCTTAAATTTAAATCAAAGAATTCTGCATTTTTAAATTCTTGTTGTTTTTCTATATCTGTAGGCGATCCCGATCCTGTGCCTAACCAAGTTGAATTTACTTTTAAAAACTTGGCAGCTTTTATTAAATTTGGTCCTTCCATCGTTTTCGACTTTCCACTTAACCAGTCGCTAACTGATGGTGGTTTTACTCCAACAGCACGAGCAAGATCAACTCCCTTAATTTTTTTAGGTGGGAGTACTTCCATAGCATATCTAAGGCGTTCAGCTAATGTTTTCATAATCTGATCCAAATAGTTAGGTAATCCTAACATGAAATAAATTAGGTATTCCTATTGATTTAAAATAAGGAATGCCTAATAATTAATAAAAATCACTGGAGACCGACATGACAGACGATCAATTAATACAGAAGCTCGGAGGCTGTAATGCAGTAGCCAGCCTGTTGGGGATTCGCCCATCTTCTGTAAGTGGTTGGGCAAAAATTCCTACTGAAAGAAAAATCTTCTTAGCCGTAATTGCTGAAGATCGAGGAATTTGTTCTCGAAAGCAGTTATTCCCTGATTCATATGGGGATATTTGGATTGAACTACGTGAAAAACGAGCTTCTTAACAGGAGAACTTTCAGTGTCAGAAAAACTAACTGCAAGCATCACTTTTAAATGCACGGATGAAGTAAAGATCAAATTAGAGCGTATTGCTCGTTCAAGGAAATTGAATGGCTCTTCAGAGCTTATGCGTAATGCTGCCATGGACATCATCTTCGAGGTAGAGGAGATGCTTAATTGTCTACAAATGCCAATCGATCTGACCACAGTTACCGAAGATACAAAGAATACGCCTGAGCCATTCGAGCTTGAGCTTGCACCAAATCCGCATAAATCACAGGCACAAAAAAAGCTCAATTGTCGCAACCAATTGAGCCTTATTTGCCATTCCACTGCAAAGCAATGAATGAGAACTGAACCATGAATTTAGCACACAAACATGATAGCCCACAAGGTGAAGTTATCGAGTTTCCAAAACAAGAGCGACAAGTTATGTCAAAGAAAGATGAAGGCTATACAAGAGTGCCGAATTCTTTAATTGACGACCAGATAATGGCGCAATTAAACGATAAAGCTTTTAAATGCCTAATGTTCATTGTGCGCCAAACTATAGGCTTTGATCGTGACGCACATGCAATCTCTATCACTCAATTTCAAAAATACTGTGGCATCAAAAAACGTGACACTGTTATCGCTTGTATTAAGGAATTAGAGGACTGCAATTTAATCCAAGTTGACCGAAAAACTGGTCGATTAAATCAGTTTAAAGTCACTGCTGACCAGTACCAACAAACGGGACTAGTACCATCTAAAGGTAGTCACACTAAACGGGACTGGACTAGTACCGTGAAAGGTGACTGGACTAGTACCACCAAACGGGACTACACCAGTCCCGTTGAACGGGACACTATTAAAGAAACATTTAAAGAAAATATAAAAGAAAACTTTAAAGAAAATATGTGTGGTGAAAATCAGGTCGATTCAGTGCTCAAACTTTGGACACCTGAAATTCAAACTTTGAACGCTTGGTTGCAACGATCAGGCATCGCAAAAATGACTCAACAAGAAATCGATTCTTGGCTGATTGAGATCAACGGGTATTACTCAACGAAAATCGAATCGGGTTCAGTCACCGAAACTCAAATGTATTCAAATTTCGTCAAGTGGATCAAACGCAGTTTCACAACTCGTAAACCAGCACCACAGCAACAAATCGATTCTCGCAACGTAAACCAAGCTTGGGCAAACGTTCAAACGAATTATGAGCCAGTTGAGCCAGTTGAGTTGGAGGATTGGATGCTATGAACGCAATGTTTAACCAGGTGATTGTGCAAACCCAAGCACGTTGTAAAAAACACAACGTTCCAATGATCGAAATGTTCAACCGTGAATCATGTCCGATCTGTGCAATTGAGTTTGTGAATGCGTCAAACAAACAACATGGGATTCAAGTTCAAAAGTCTGTACGTGAAAAACACTTCGCTGGGGCAATGATTCCTAAGCGACACGAAAATTCAGGTTTTAGAAATTACAACGCTCAGTTGTCAGGGCAGAAAGTCGCACTTACTCAAACTGCAAGCTATGCCAAAAAGATCGTGAACGGTGATGTGACGAATCTTGTGATGGTTGGAAACACTGGAACAGGCAAAACACATTTGTCATGTGCAACAGCAAGAACACTTTTGGCGAAAGGCAGGTATGCACGTTACATCACGAGCGAAAACTTAGCACAAGACATCATGGGCGCATGGTCAAGAACTGACGATAGCGAACGCAACACGATTGCACGTTACACCGAGTATGACTTGTTGATTCTTGATGAATACGGACTACATGACCGTGAAAAGCGCTTAGAGCCAGTACACAAGGTTTTGTACTCACGATATGACGCTGGCAAAGCAACCATGATCATTTCAAACATGACACTTGATCAACTCAAAACTGACTTAGGTGATCGTCTTTGGTCACGTCTGCAACATGGTGGACTAACCATCATCGAATGCAATTGGGCAGATGCGAGGGTTAATTCATGAGAATCACTGAACAGGAGCTAGAAGCAATCCAAAACAAGCGAAATAACGCAGAAAAACGCACATTACAGCTCGATAAAAGCAAAAGTGATGCAAGGGTACTAGGAAGATTAAAACAAGGCGCTATGAACAAAACAGAGCGTAAATATAACGATCACCTAGAAAGCAAAAAAATGAAAGGCGAAATCCTTTGGTTCAAGTTCGATTGTATCAATTTGAGATTGGCAGATAAGACGTTCTACAAACCTGATTTTTTCGTTATGACCAAAGATTTTGAACTGCAAGTCCATGAAGTGAAAGGTCACTGGGAAGATGATGCTTTAGTCAAAATTAAAGTAGCAGCCAGTTTATATCCTTTCTCTTTTAAATCAGTGCATTGGAATGAAAAAAACAATGCTTGGGATGTTAGAGAGTTTTAGGAGAGCGAGGTGAACATGCGAGTTGATGGAAATGCTTTAACGAATGATCCTCGCGCACGCGCGCGTTTTGTCGAAGCCCGAAAAAAAGCTAAGAAATTCATAGTCCAAAAGAGAGGTTACAAGCTTCCAGACTTCAATCGCATGATTCTTGATTTACGCAATTTAGGTTGGTCGCACGAAAAGATTGCTTATGTGTTGGACGTGCAAGGCGGTAGCACTGTTTCAGCTTGGGCAACTGGTTCTGTTCCTGATTACGTTCACGGTGAACAGTTTGTAATGCTTTGGAGAGAGCAGACAGGCATTCAAAGAGAACCACGTGAGGGCGAGTGGCAAACATACAAATATGACATTGGTCAGCTTGATCTGCTGGACGTTTTAGACAACTTCGCTGATCAGTTAGATGAGGAATTAGCGGTATGAGTAAAACTGTTGATCTAAAAGTTAAAAGAGAAGCAATTGAGCACGGATTAGATATTTTGATCTTTGCTTCTCATGCAACTAAGCCGTTCAAACTTTCAGAATTAAGAAGCGATGTGATTGAGTCAACAAAAACTAAGGCTTACACCATCATTTTGGTTTTGATTGACTTGGGTTATATCGAAAAAGTTTCGTGTATCACATACCAAGCAACCGACTTTGCTAAGCAATTGTTCGGAGGTGCTAAGTGACTCCAACACTCACTCAAATTAGAGCAGCTTTGCAGAATCTAGCAGCGAAGAAAGGTCGTCCTGATTATGAGCTTTGCACAGCTAAACGAGTTAAGTACGCAATGGATAACGGGTTAGAGCATCACTTGATTCAAGAGCTGCCATTTTTTGAAAACACTAAGGAAATCGACAAGCCATTAAAACCTTATGGAACTCGCCAATATCCTGATCCTAGAGAACGCAAGGAAATGGAGGATTGGCTTAAACGTTACGAAGGTAAGCGAGAACACTTAGCTCAACTAGCAGAATGCACACCAGGAAACATAGGTCACATCATAGCTGGTCGAATTAATTGCACGCTTGATATGTACAACAAGCTATTGAAAGCACGTGAAAAATTAGAGGTGGCAGCATGAATAAGAACGTGACCAGCCGTGACAAGGAGCAAAGCCAATGAATGCAATCCAATTTATCCAGAAGCACGGTGTTGAGAAAGCAAGGAAAGTTGTTGAGGGTGCGCCTGATGGAGCAACACATTTTGTACGGTCAACTTATTTAAAACTTATTGGTGCTGTGTGGTGGAACGCTTGGTTGCCAGAATGGAGCCATAAAGACGACTGCATGGTCAAAAAGTGGAAAGGCGAAAGCATTGATCTGATGAAGACATGGGGTGAGGTTTACAAGTTGGAAGACCTAAAACAAGCCATCGCAGACTACGAATCTATTTATGGAGGTGAGCATGTTTAAGGTCGGTGAAGCTGTAGTTTTAAAGAACAGTAGTCAAAACAAGGTTATGAGGATTCAGTCCTACAACGATGAGTTTATTAGAGCTTATTGGAGCAAGGGTGAATACTCGTTTGCGCATGAGTCAAACTTTAGACACGCAACACCCGAAGAAATCTCAGCAGGTCATCGTATTGACAACGACATGAGGGACGACTCACACATTGAGAATCATGTTAGTCCGAATTGCAAAGTAGGGGTGAAGTGATGAGAAGAAACCTTGAACTCGAAAATTGGCTAATTGAAACAACTGGCGAAGAGATGATGGCTAATCATCTCGGACCAAATTGGAACAGATTTAATGAAGATGTTGGTTTTTATCCAAACATGACAATGACTGTTGCTGATCAAGTTTGGCAACACCTTCAAGAAAAAATCAATGAACAGCAATTAAGAATAGATGCTTTATCGCTTGCCTTGGATCAAATCGCTTACCCCATCCCTCATATGCAAAAAGAAGCTGATCTGAATGGGTGCGAGTTAAATGGCTATTGGGCGGTGAAGATGTCAGAAGACCATACATATTCCAAAGACATTGCACGCAAGGCTTTAGAGAAAGAGCAAGCGCTCAAGGGTGGTGGGGAATGAAAGACTTTGCGATAGCAATCATCTATGGAACAGCGCTGTTTGTATCAATCAAGTATGCATGGCGTTGGTATAACGGAGAGCTTTCAACCCCTGCGATTTTGGAATGGTTTGGTAGAGGATTCTTTTTTGCTTGGGGTGTAATAGCAGCGACTTTGACCATGTTTTTGGTTATTCGTTTAATTACGGAGTATGTCAAATGACCACATTCAAAGAGGCTCAATCACACAACAAATCCACACACTAACAAACCAAAACTAGCTCTATCCGTTTATCAACAACGAATAGGGCTTTTTTATGGCTAGTCGAACAATTAAAACACCTGGCGCAACTACAGAAAACACAGGACAAACCACAGCTGAAATTGCTGATGCAGCTTTAGAGCATATTCAGGCTGATGAAACGCCTGATACCAAAGCGACCGAACCAACTAACGAAGAACTCAAACGCCAATTAGAGGAAGTGCAGGCGCAATTGGCTGAGCTAAAGAAGTCTACTCAGGGCGAAGCAAACGCAAGTTCAGGGTCAACTGGTGAAGTTAAGCCTAAAAAACGTGTTCCATTCTTAACAAAAGATGGATGGACTACGAAGGAGGCTGACTAATGTGTGGCGGAACTGTTGGAAAAATCTTTTCCTCTGTCACTGATGCCATCGGTCTCACTGACACTAAAGCAGCTTCTCAAGGCTTTGATGCAGCAGCAGCGGAAAAAAAAGCACAAGCCGAAGCACAGCAAAGTGCGAATGCGTCTATTGCAGAACGTAAGAAACGCAGTGCTTCAACTGTGCTTTCATCAGCTACAGACACTCAAAAGAAAACCACTTTAGGGGGCTAATATGAGTGATCAAGTAGCTAAATTGTGTAAACGCTTGGGAGAGCTGAAAGCAGAACGTTCACGCTATGAATCACAGTGGACGGAATGCTATCGCTATGCTGCACCTGAGCGTCAGCAATCTTTTATTGGTGATGACGTAACAGAATCACGCAAGACACAACGAGCAGAGCTACTTGATTCAACATTAGCAGAAGCAACGCAACTGCTTGTATCGAGCATCATTTCAGGAACTACGCCAGCCAATGCATTATGGTTTAAAGCTGTGCCTGATGGTGTGGATGATCCTTCAGAATTAACTGATGGTGAACAGTGGCTTGATGTGATTGCGCAATTCATTTGGCGCAATATTCATGGTGCAAACTTTGATAGTGAAATCTTTGATCTAGTGACTGATTGTGTTGTCGCTGGTTGGGGTGTGATGTATTCAGATGTTGACCGCAAAGCTGGTGGCGGTTACGTCTTTCAGACTTATGACATTGGGCAATGCTATTTAGCTTCAACTCGTCAAGATCAACGGATTGATACGCTGTATCGAGAGTTTGACATGACAGCAGCAGCATTAGTTGCTGAGTATGGAGAGAACAAAGTCAGTCAGAAAGTCCGCAATACTTACAAAGAAAAGCCTGACACCAAGTTCAAAGTGATTACTGTTGTTCAGCCACGAAACATCCAACAAAGTGACAGCCCATATGTTTTAGCTAAAAAGATGCCTTTTGCTTCATATCACATCGAAGTAGAAGCAAAGCATATTTTAAAAGAATCGGGCTATAACGAGTTTCCTTTTGTAATTCCTCGCTATCGAAAGTTACCTAACACTGTTTACGGCATTGGGCAAGTATCAACAGCTTTACCTGATGCCAAAACAGCAAACAAGTTAGTGCGAGATACGTTACGAAGTGCAGAGATTTCAACGCTCGGCATGTGGATTGCTAAAGATGATGGTGTTTTAAATCCGCGAACTGTGCGTTTGGGTGGTGGCAAGATCGTTGTCGCTAATTCCGTTGATTCTATGCAGCGCATGGATGATGGCAAGGGTTATCAAGTCGGCGTTGAGTTGCTGCAATTGCTACAAGGTGGCATTCGTAAAAAGATGATGGCTGATCAATTACAGCCAGCCGATGGACCAGCAATGACCGCAACAGAGGTTCACGTCCGTGTCGATCTGATTCGCCAACAATTAGGTCCTTTATATGGTCGCTGGCAAGCTGAATTACTTACACCGCTTTTAGAGCGTACTTTCGGGCTTGCATATCGTGCAGGCGTGATCGGTGAAGCACCCGAAGAAATGCAGGGTCGCAATCTATCATTCAAATTCATCTCAGCTTTAGCGCGTTCTCAACAGCTAGAAGAAGTGACAGCAATTGAACGCTTTATCGCTGGATTAGGGAATATTGCAGCAATTGATCAAAGCATCTTAGACAACATTGATTTTGATGCGGTTGCTCAGGTCACAGGCATGGGCTTGGGTGTTCCTACGTCAATTTTGCGTACGCAAGATGAAATTGATCAGATTCGTCAACAACGTCAGCAAGCACAGCAACAAGCAGTA